GGGGATGTCCCCGGAATTTGCTGGCAATTGCCCATTTAACGATGGGCCCGTTGTTAGTCTCAAAGCTGAAGTTGATTCTTCAGTTTTGGGTTATCCCCTTTATCGGTAGAGGGAAGACCGAGAGACTTAGTTTGTTTAATAGTCGCTAGTCATTATGACTAAAGACCCTGTGTTCTTTCAGGGTGACTTAAGTATAGTCGTTAAATTACTAGCAAGTTAGGTCACACTTTTGGCATGGTGTGATTATTTTCTTGTGTTATGTGTGGGCTTGAGTTATGGTTGCCACCCAGTTCTTTTCTCAAGTTATATGGTTCTCTGCCATTCCCACAAAAGCGAACCCCATAACCACCGATGTGAGTACCCATTGGGCGCGTCTGGTTTTTCCAGACTCTCACCCCCCCAGGGAGACGGTGACGTCTCCGTCAGGTAAGTTATGGAAGAGATGTTCGATTGTTAGTATAGATTTGAAGCTTTGAATTAGCCATTCTTTCTAGCTGCGTTTTTGCGCTTTTAGCTCTCCCTTTATTTAATGAGGTAGATGACTTTTAGCCAATCGGGTCTACGGGCCTGTGACGCTTGAGCGTAGTTAGTTAAGTGTGGTGTTTGTTTAGAGTGAATTTGAATACGACATTCAAGCATCTTTGTCTTCTATTGGCGCATTTCGGATTAGTGTTGACTGATTCCCTATGTCGTTAAACTGAGTTATAGTTCACAGGGCGTGTCTTGCAGCGCTTAACCTGTGAGGTAGAGTAGCCCTGTTTCGCAGCAGGGTTAGCTTGGGTGAATCACCTAGACTTAGGCCGTCTATGATGGTGTGACATATACGATGGGATAAAGTTGTTTGAGAGGAAGGTTAAGATGGTGGTTGGAGCATTTGTAAGTCTCCGCCTAGCTGTCTTTTCAATAGTCTCATTCTCATGGAGGCCGATATGTTAATATTGAGGACGCGTATGATCTTTCTTTGGTTTATTTTCTTATTTCGCGCAATGTCAAGTTTTGAGAGGCAAGAAGATCTGCGAAGCGATGTAGGAAGTGTGAGTATGCCTGAGGCTCACGTTGATGTAATATATACTGCCAGTGGAGTGTTAAATGTGTGTAGTTTTAGTGTCGTTGTTCAGTGTTGTATAATGGATGATGGTTGTTGTATGTCTGATGGGCAGTATTTGTGTTATATGTCTAGTGATAAAGGTAATCTGTGGCTTGATAATGAGTTAGTAGAAAAGAAGGACGTCCTAGATGTCCTAAGTGTACTCTTATCAGGTAATAATTACCAATATGGTAAATTTGTATATAGAATGTTAGATATAGGACCACTCGTTCGGTCATTGAGTTACTCTGATAAGGAGATGGTAATGTCAATGATAGAAGGAAGACAGTCCATAGTTAAGTGTAGTGATAAAGTATATGTTCAAAATAGTGCTTTTAGTTGTGTTATAGATGTAGATAGTTTATCCTGGAGTTCATTCACCTTGTTTGAGGCCAGGTATGTATGTATTTCAAACTATATGTTAGATGATATAGAGAGTGAAACTGTAAAATATTCTAAGTACCATACCCGTAAGGCTCGTTCATGTAAAAAGAGCCAGAAATTACATAAATGTATAGAGGAGTTAGATTCCAAGAGCAACCTTGGTTCAAAAAAGAAACATGTTCGGAAAGTGATATCGAAGAAGATGCGAACGGAGCATATTGTAAATAAACCTCGCCGATCGACAAAAAAAATACATAAGTCGAAACGTACGCATAATATAGAGGAACATTCGGGTTCTTCTGCACAAAGAATATTTGAAGTGCTCGAAAAGATATTAGGCGTATATATGTGTAATTATTTCGACAAGCCATTGTACAAGGGTCTTTCTGCTATGTTGTTATTGTTTAGAGGAAGCGTCACGACTGAAGTTTATAGTAGAATATGTAAAGTTCTAAATACAATTAAGAGCGAAACATTTAAATTATCAGATTTCGTAGATTGGCTTAAATCTTTATTGGTTAATGTCGAGATTTTCAAGGCTAATAAGTTTGCACTATCATTTACGAAGTTTGTGACTAATGTATTTTCTTCATTTTTATGTCCTGAACTAGTAGATAAGATCCAGACGTTATTTAAAGATAATGCTATTCTGAATAAGATCATGTCTCTATTTGACCCTGAGATACACCCTCTTGAGTCAGTGTTTAATTATTTGTTTTATATTAGTAGTGCTGTACAATTATATATTGAGGAAGGAGTTTTAGATGGATTTTTAGATACAAGGACCGCTGATGATAGCATGTTCGAGCAGATGAGAGACCTACGTACAGATTTCGAACTATTCAAGACGGGAGATTTAGAATTTGTTAAGGAGAAGAAAATGTACAAATTCTTTGCAGAGTTGAAGTCTGCCCGTGAAAAGTTAGAAACTATGGAAAAGAGTAAGATTAAGATAGACAAGAGGCAATATCAAAATTGGTTAGGTGAGCTAGACCAAATGGAACAAGAGGTTGTAGTTCATAATAAAAATAACGCTTTAAAATACCAACCCTTTTGTTATTCTTTAACATCTGGCTCTGGAATAAGTAAGTCACACGTCGCTCGCGTTATAAACACATCAATGGCGATAGCCAATAATATTGAGTGCTCTGATTATTATACATTCTATTTGAATCAAAATAATAAGTATCAGTCTGGTTGGAAAAATTCGAATACCGTAATTGTGGTTGATGACGCGTGTGCTATGCGTCAGGAGGCGAATAGAGATGGACTGAACTTAGCTGATTGGTTGCTTCGAGGATCTAATAATATCCCGCACGAGCTATTAGGTGCTTTTGCTGGTGAAAAAGGTACTTTGTTTAATAGGGCTCTAATAGAGTCATGGATGGCTAATACTTTTGATATGTTCTTCCATGAAACCGCTAGGTTTTCATCGGCATTACATAGACGTTTTCAAGTAAAGTTGGTAGCAAAGGTTCGTGATAAATATTGCAAACGAGCACCAGACGGGACGATATCTTCTCAAATAGATTATGATAAGATACCCTTGGATATCAAAGGTGAAATAGCAATGGATGCATGGTTATTTACTGCATGGGTTGTGGAGATAAAAGATGGAGGAATTGCTATTAAGAGCGAGTTCGGAGCTAAATCAAAGCCTGAACAAGATGATGATGTTAGGTTTGTAATTGACTCGTTCTTGGGTCGACCAGTTAAAGATGTGGACTTCTCTACTATCTTGCGATACATGATTATGAAATCGCAGAAACACTTTGAATCACAAGATAAAGTGATGGAAATGTCTAAGAGATCGAATGACCCCGCGGAGTATTGTCCTCACGGTTTACCTAAGCAGTATAAACATTTGTGCGCTAAGTGTGCCATGCCTGCTGAGGAAGATTGTGAAGATGAGTGTCCGGATTCCTTGCATGAGCGTGACGTAAGCACCTTGCCTGTAGAAGAACATTCTAAGACAGAGGAACGAATAGATGTTTCCTCCGTGAAGGAACAGTCCAAAACGGGAAGAGTTCTTAGCATGAGGAACCTACTAGACTTTATCCAGAGCAGTAAACTGTCCAATGTTCAAGAATGGGAAGAATGTAATGATACGGTTTCTTTACTGAAGAAGATTTTAACCTCTAGTATAGATGCATTGTCTAGTTGGTTTGATAAGTTGGTTTTAGATGTATTTCATATGGTAGCTAACAAGCTAGTTTTAATGTGTGAGGATTTCTTTAAGAATCCTTACAAGTATATACCAAAGTGTTGTGAGGCTACCCAACTCGGTGCGATGATGCATGCTCGCCGTAAGGAGTTTTTCATCCCCATGTTGAAGGATTATGTATTTCATGCGGTTGATTACGCTATACCATCGATGTTTATGAGTGCGAAACAGATTCAACTTGAGTATGCAGATTATAAGCCCTTTCATGGTAATGTCGAGGCGAAGGCTAGAGAGATATATGCACGTGAAAACACCAAACAGTTATCATGGAGTTTTGCCGATTTCGCTCAGTCTAGTAGTGTCGCTGTAACTAATGTTATGTGGGAATGTAAAGATAAGGGTCCCGAATCAGTGTTTAGAGACCATATACTTCCTATAGCCGGTTCTCTTATGGTAACGACAGTTTTTATACCAAAGTTGGTTAAAGGTTTTCAGTCTTGCTATATAGAGGAGCAAGTAGGTATTTCTATACCTGTTGGAGAAATTAGTGCCTTCGACAAACAGGAGTATAAGGCTTGGTATACTGATCGTGCTGAGAAAATGATAACTCCGCCAAAAGTCGGTAAGCGTGCCAAAGCAAAGGACTTAGAGCACATTGTTGAAAAAGACATTTTGATAGCGAAGTGTGAAAATGAGACGATGAGCGCGTTATCAATATCTCACCAATTGGTGTTATTGCCTTACCACTTCGTTAACAGGAATATTGGCAAAATGGTTAAATTTCAGAAGGCTCCCTGCGACGGGAGTGTAAGCCTGAATATGCAGGTGGAGTTTCAGTTGATGCCGGAGTTAATATATAAGATACCCGGAGACGCATGTATTCTTTATGTAGCGAAGCTTATGGATCATATGAAACCACGAGATTTGACCGAGTATTTTCCGGAATTCCATCATGAAGATACTAAGGCTGGTAGGTTGATATGCTTTGGCAATGAAACCTTGGAGCGCGTGCCATTAAAAAACATTGAATACAGCTCGGAATTAAACAATGAGTGTATAGTCAATGGTGAGGAAGCAAAGCGACCTTTTAAAGGACATAGTTATGAAGGTGCTTGTAAGAAAGGCATGTGCGGTGGTGCAATAGTAGATGAATCAAGTAGAGACTCATGTATAATAGGTATCCATGTAGGTGGAAACGAGCAGAATCGGATAGGTGTTTCGGTTAGTGTCCTACGTCAAGATATAGTGGATGCAAAGAGGCATTTCGCTCCTTCTAGAATAGATATACATTCAGCTCCTAACATGGAAATGTATGGGCAGGATATTTTAGTTAAGGAGGTTTACGAGAAAAATCCTTTCGTAACAGAAATAGATAGATGTGATGGGTTAGAATTAATAGGACAAGTACTGGCAAGAAATTCACCTAAAGCGAAGACAGTCAACACTCCTATATATGAAGATGTTAAAGAGGAATTCGGAGTAGACTATGATTTTGGATCCCCTGCTTTTACTTTCAATGGAGATAAAAAACATGGAGTAAAGATGCTAGCTCGCTTAATAGGAGAAAAGAAGCCCTTTGAGCATTGTTTGTTACTTGCCAGAGCGGCAACAGATCTAAAGAACCAGGTGTGTAGACCGATTTTTGAGGACTTTGAGTTTTGGAAGGAGGAGATCCGGTTGTTAAGTTTCGAAGAGATAATAAATGGTATACCTGGTAAGAAGTTTGTCAACGCGATGAATATGTCAACAAAATATGGATCACATAAGCCAGGAGCAAAAAAAGATCATTTTATACAGCGAGAGGACGGTACGTATGAATGTCCTGAATACACAAAAGCTGAGTACGAGAGGAGGCAAGCCCTAATGAAAGGTGGGATAATAACTTTTGAGACCCTAATACAACAGTTGAAGAATGAGGCCACAGCTCGTAGGAAGATAGACATAGGGAAAGTTAGGAATTTTTTCATGACTAGTACGGAGACTCAGATGTCATTTAGGGAGTATATGCAAACTACATGCCGATTTTGGAATCTGACTTCTAGTACGTCAGAGTGTGCCGTAGGAATAAATCCCCATAGTACCCAGTGGAACTCACTCTGGGATGCTATGGAGAAATTTTCTACTAACTATACGGCACTTGACTTTAAAAACTTTGACTTAGGAGTCCCATACGAAGTTTTATCCAAGGCTATAGATATACTTTTTACTCCAGTAAAGATATTTCATAAGGGAAAGGAAATAGACAATGTACTTAAGTGTCTAAAACACACATTGCTGCACTGTATGGTGAATGTGAACGGTGATGTTGTCATCATCCCTGGTATAGTTCCATCTGGAATCAACTTGACGTCAGTATTGGGATGTATAGTTAACTCACTCTATCATAGAATGGCAGCTTTTGATATTTATCCGGATCTTCCTAAGTTCAGTGATGCAATGTTTTTGCGGACTTTTGGCGATGATTCTATGGGTTCAGTCAAAAGTAAGTACAGTAAGCTGAATGTTAAAAATATCATCAAGCATATGGCAGGACTTGGCATACAAGCTACGGATATACACAAAAATGTAGATAGTAAAGTGGTGTATCATAAGAAAACTGACATGGAGTTTCTTAAGCGTAGCTTTCGTTACGATAGACATTTCGGATGTAATGTGGCCCCACTGGCTCATGAAAGTATGTTTAAGTCGTTAATGTGTCACATACCGCCCAAGACAGTTTCAATAGAAGCTCTTACTGGGCAGTGTGTTGATAATTTCCTTTTAGAGGCAGCGTTTCATGGTAAGGAATATTATAACATGGCGAGGAGCAAGATGCAGCGAATATGTGAGAGAAGAGATATATCTCATCACTGTACAAAGTTGGAAAGAAATTTTGAGGAAATTGTGAGTGAGTGGAAGGAAAATAATACATTGTCCTGTTCACTGGAGGAGGATGTCCAGTTGTGGAGTTTCCATAGCTGGCTTTGTAATTTTGTATACTAGGTGTTGTATTGGTTACCAAACTTATAGTCTAAGAAGTTTGTCAGTGAGTTTAGGCTTGCAGCACCTATTCAGTAAACTTCATAAAAATGGTTCTAGTGGACCCCGAATAAATTCATAATTAATATAGAAGATCAGAACCCCCGGATCTATAAAGGGGTAGCCCGGAGGGTGAAAAATATTGTAAATTATAAAGATGTAGATATATGTATAAAAAGAAAGTGTTATATATGTACCCAATCAAGTATAGAAGAATCACGGCAAGTCTTATCTTACTTCGATACATCTTCAGCAGATAAATTGGAGATAGGAGGAGAGTTGCCTGATGGGAGACAGTTTGAGCGAGACGCAGAGTTAGGAGAATTTTGGGCACGCCCAGTTCTAATAGCTCCATATAGATGGGATACGACGTTATTCGCACAAGAACTAGACCCATGGAATGCGTTATTTAACAATAAGCGCATAAGTAATAGGCTTTCAAACTATAACCTGTTTAAAGGAAAATGCAAGATCAAGATCGTTGTTAACGGCGGACCATTTTATTACGGTAAGCTGATGGTTGTTTATCTGCCGTATGCAGACAAGGATTTAACAACGGCAAAAGATCCCAGTGTTCCTATAAATAGGTTAACGATGTCACAATGTCCCCACGTGTTCATAGACCCTACCACTGATCATAGTGTGGAGATGAGTCTTCCGTTTTTCTTTCACAGCGATTACGTGAGGTTGACGGATGCGGACATTGATAGACAATTAGGTAAATTGTATTTCTTCCAAATGTCACCCTTAAGACATGCTAATACGGACTTAGCGGCTGCAGGAGCTTCTATATCGTTGTCTGTATATGCACATTTTGAGGATGTGGAAATACATGGCCCCACTGCGAGAAATATATATGGAATTTCTCAGCAATCAAAAAGGGAGAAAGAGGCTGTTTCAAAGCCTGTTTCCCAGCCCGCAACTGCAGTTGCTTCTGTAGCTAAAGTTTTATCGCGGGTACCAATAATAGCACCCTATGCAACAGCAATAGAATCTGCGGCAAAAATGACCGCAACTGTCGCATCCGCATTGGGTTATTGCCGACCTACAGATTGTGTGGAACCTGCGAGGCTACAACCACGTATGGTTGGCAACTTAGGAGTGACAAATACTACGGACAGCTGTATGACTATGGCTCTTGATATTAAGCAAAGTCTGACTATAGACCCAAGGACGTGTGGGTTAGATGGAGTAGATGAATTAGCTATTACAAATATCACTACAAAGGAGTCATATGTTACTACATTTCCTTGGACAGAAGCAGAAAACCCGGAAACCTTACTAGGAAATATTTACGTCACTCCATATCTCAATTCTTTCGTTACAGGCGTTACTTATCCTACTGCAATGGCTGGCGTTGCTTCTCTATTTGAATATTGGACAGGTACTATCAAGTTCAAATTTCAGATAGTGTGCTCAGCATATCATAGAGGACGTCTGGCAGTAGTATATGATCCTAATGTTCAGATCGTAGGACAAACGAGAGAAGACAATATAGCATATACAGAGATAATTGATATATCCGAGAATCGCGAATTTGAAATTTCGATAAGCAATTATCAGCCATATCATTGGTTTAGGCGAAGTTCTGATTGGGAGACATTAAGTAAGTTTTCCACAAGTCCTATCTTGACAGGCAGGGAATATACCAATGGGTTATTATCTATATACGTACTTAATGAATTGACAGTTCCGAATTCTGATGCAACTGTTGATACGTCAGTGGATATTCTTGTATATGCATACACCGGAGATGATTTTGAGGTAGCTAATCCTGCTCCAGATATAAGGAGACATATTGTGTCTATTTCAGAACAATCAGGCATAGATGACCCGGCAGAAGTAGAAGAAGTGCAACATGCCCAACATACACCAGTAAGTAAAGAGAGATCTCATTTAGTCTATATAGGCGAAAAGGTTGACAGTTTGAGAACGCTCTTAAAGAGGTATAATGGCTATATGAGGTACTTGTACTTACATTCGACTATTAATGAAAATACACTTCAGCTGTCTCATCAGATGTTTCCCTTGCGTAAAGGTGCTGGACAAGATGCACCCTACACAGGAAATAATTTGGTTTCTACTACCTTGCTATCGTATTTAAGTACTGCTTTTTGCGCATGGAGGGGTCAGGTTAGATGGAAGATTGTATACCTGGGTCCAAAGGCCACAATATACGGTAGTAGAGGCACCGGGAACCTTGCTTCTATCCCCTATAGGGTGACTAATCAAAATATAACTACTGGTACAGCAGATATGTTAGATTTTGAAGAGATCGAAGCATATGGTTGCTACGGCGGTAGCACTATCACGTCTGACCAAGTAAATCCAAGCATAGAACTAGAGATACCGTTCTATTGTAACTATAAGTTTTGTGCTGGGAAGGCAAGTGACTTTAGGGACTCAGTGAATACAGCTATTAGACAAGAATTCACAGTGTCTGTTCGCGAGCTTGATACGTTGTCAGTTGCCAACAAACAGTTGTCGTTATT